ATATTTGTGTGATGGACATGTTGATTCCGTGTCCCTGTGTGGCATGCCATGACCAAGGTGGAATCATCAAACTATCACCGGGTTGTAACGTCACTTTGTATATTTTCATTTTGCTATGGTCCATCTTGAAAAAGTCCTCCTTCGCAAAATTGGATTTACCTACAGCGAATACACTGTTTTTATGAATACCGGGATTGTCGTAATTATCAAATATGTACACCGTTTTTGAACCATATAGTTGGTTGAGTATGAAATCTGAGTTTACGTGCAAATGTAACCCACTCGAATGTCCGTTTCCTAGATACAACATCAAGGCTTCAACCTTCCTGGCACTTGTGTTCGGGTTACGTAACGTCTCAAGTAGACTTTTGGATACTCGCTGTTCAAAAAGATCGACTTCTGCACAATAGATGGAAGGCGACCGTTTCTTTTTCCAATGTGTGATGAGATTTGGAACAGACATCGTCCCCATATCAGCTGTGGTTGTGTCTGTTTCAGGTGTATCATACAGTTCAACAGGGAGTTCCATGTGACCGAACATTTTAATAACCTTTTCGAATGACAACTTCCGTGCTTTGGGTTGGTATAACCCGCGTATGACAATTGGGTGTGTGATTTCTCGGGTGATAATCTGTTTTTCTTCTGGTGTCATCTGACTGTATACATATGTGGGAAGATCCATCTATAAGCAGATGATATTAAAGTTTCGAGGTATAAACACATAAATGATCATTCATCTCAAGATTACAATCAATTTGAAGCAAAGGAAACGTCGACGAAAAGATAGAAAACGTCGTAAGATGAAAACTAGATAGTGTACGGATACTTTCGGACCCATAAGTTACATATCCACTTGTCACCGGACTTTACAGGATTCCCTCCATGTAAAGCTTTGGATGTGATGAAATTGTAATTGTTGACTGTATCGAAAAACAATGCGTCACCAGCCCTGAGTTTATATGACTTCTTCAGGTTTGGAAATACCGTCTCACCACCCCGGTAATCATCGTTAAGTGCCAGAATGAACGTGTAGAGACGCATATTTTCATCATCCTTGAACGCGTCTTGATGTGGTTTGTAATGACCACCAGGCTTGTATCGAACGACTTGGAGTTTCTCACAGTTTTTGATTGGTCTATCTGTATACTTCAGACACCTCTCTGTGATCGCCCGTACCACCGGATCTTCTCGACTGAGCCATGCCGTTTCACTTTTACGGATCGATTCATCAATTCGTTTGTTATGTGAAATCGACGACTGTTCGAGTTTGCCGGATGCTTCGCGTATGATATGACGTCTTTCAGACTCGGACAAGAAATTGTTGAGTACCTTGGGATTGGGGTACGTGGGTAATATGTACAAAATCAACAATATCAATACGAGAATGATGAGCATCTTACTTCTTACAAATAAAAATTTTTGGGTGTCACACAGTTGTACCGATTTCTGATGGTACCGAAAACATCATTTCCGTACGCGAACACTTGTTTAATCATATCCGTGATTTCATTCATTCTGTGTGGTTCGATGATAAACTGGCGAAGAAGATCACCACCGGAATGTATCAACATCTCGTAAATTTGTGACAAGTCGCGCATCTTATCCTTGTACTTTTCTTGACGCTGAAGATACACCTTGAAGACATCTTCATCGAGTTCATTCAGCATGTACGCGACACGAAGTTGTAAATTGTCCACGGGTTCTAAATCTATGTATACATTTTCTCGATCGGCGTAATACACGTACGACGCCAGATGCATCAAATCGTTCGACGCTCCCGCTTCACGCAACTCTCCATACCCAGGTATACCACCACATGGAATGTCACCGTGTTCTCGTGACATTCCACCCTTTCGTTTGAACTCGATGTAATGTGGATTATGGATACGCCCGGTGACAATCTCACCCGATCGCCAGTCGAAAGCTGTGTGACAGTTGATACACCACATCTGTGAACATCCACTCGTCTTGTGTATGACCGTCCCACATTTGGGACACGATTTACTATCACGATTCAGTAACTTCATCGTTTTAACAACTTGTGGATCACATTCATGATTCTCTGTGAGGTGTTCATTACACTCTTTACAAAACGATGTACTACACAATCCGCAGAAGTAATCTTCATTGAGAAATCCTTTGCATTCATCTCTCGGACACTGTCGTACAAACTTCGTCTCACCGGTATCCACGAGTTCCCCAGTATTGCGAATGCGTTCGAGATCGGCATACACATCTTCTAGTTCACGATGTAAGTCTAGAATTTCGGGATACGCCTCAACAATACGATCGTTTATGGGAAATGATAAACGATATCTCTGATACAATTCTATGAGCGTCGCACGGAGCTTACGAGCTTTACGTCGGAGTCTTCGTATCTCTAGAATACGTTCAACTTCCTTTTGACTCTGGGGCATCAAAGCTTTTTCTCGCTCGAATAAAACTTTCTCACGATGTCGCCTCAGCTCTGTGTTTCGAAAATACTTTGTACAAAACGAGTCGACGAATTCCCGGTTCCATATTGTCTTACACCCCATGCAATGTGGATCTTGGAAGGACTCCAAAATATATCTTTGTGAACATGACCGACAACTCTTCAGGTCACAAAAGGGACATTCAACTTTCTTGTGATGTATCTTGTTAAATTTTTCACAACATACGTCACATGTAGTCATTAGCTTAAAGGCTGGCTAATTCTTTAAATTACAATCATTGATAAGCTACGAACTGGCTAATCATTTCTTTCGCGTCATCCCGTTCGTATACTGTCTGAGCAAAAAAGAGTGTCATCTCCGCAAAACCGTATGACAAGTAGGTACTCTTGTACTTCTCATAAATGTGTGCGAGATCATCCATGTTTTGGTGACACCAGTCTTCTACATCCTCTTTCGACATATCTCGGTGAAGACCTTTCTCGATGTAGTCAGCCACTTCATCGCTGAGAGGCATATCTGTCACGACAGTACAATCGTCGTCTGGATGAATCATTTTTAGATGTTTTTCATTTTACTACTTTTTACTTAGGTTGTTGAAACTTTTCGTCGCGTTGTTGTACGCTTTGACCATGTCACCATATTGCGAAGCTTTCTGGATGCGACCGGTATAGATCTTACTCTTCTTCATCCAGTTTCTTCGTACGTTAGGGCTCGTACCCTTGGGGAACTCTCGCTGGAGACGGTTCACCTTAGATTGGTAGCTTCCCTTGTTCATGAGAGTAGGCGTTTTCGTGAGATACTCTTCAATCTCTGCACGCCTCGCGTTTACGTCATTCTTGAATTTCACCACCATGTTCCTGTGACGCGTCTTTTCATCTCGGTTCGTGAGACCCATCTTCGTGTACTTGTTTTCGATATTCTTACGAAGTTCAACCTTCTTGTTGAGTGCATTCTCGATCGCTTTCAGGTCTTCAACAGTCTCCGCCTTTCTCAATTCCTGTGCCCAGACACCGATCCGACCCTTGGTGAGACCCTTCCGTTCCCGGAACACACCGTTATTATCGGGGCGCATATTGAGTTCCTTGGTGATTTTGTTTTGAAGCGCGTTTCTTTCAGAATTGAAATTCTTGATGATGTTACGGACATTATTCTCTTGGGCTTCAACCTCCTCCGGTAGGTTGAACACAGGGTTATTCTTCATGTTCGGTTCAAATAGAGGATTATTGATCTTTTTGTTGTTCGCGTTGTTGTTCGAGTTCGAGTTCGAGTTCGAGTTCGAGTTGTAGACAGGTTCCGCGGCGCGACCACCCTTACGAATCTTTGTTTTCACGTCATTCGTGAGTTGAATAAGAATCTGGTCAGCGACAATCTCAACATCTTTGTTCGCAACCTTGTTGTTCGCAACCTTGTTGTTCACGTTGGGTTTCTTAGAAATTTCATTTTGAACTTCGTTTTGAAGTTTATTAAGAATCTGATTGGCTACATACTCTATATCCACCTGCGAAGGTTCGAGTGTCATTTGCTTGTTAAATTTGGTACTGTTCACAGGTTTATTAGCGATAGCGAGTATCTTATTATTTTTGAATCCATTACTAACCTGTTTTATAACATCCTTGTTAATTTCTTTCATAATTTTATTAGCTACATAGTTAACATTCCCGGATTTTAAAAGCTTTTGTTTTTTATTGGATCCATTATTAACCTGTTTTATAACATCCGTGTTAATTTCTTTCATAATTTTATTAGCTACATAGTTAACATTCCCGGATTTTAAAAGCTCTTGCTTTTTATTGTGAGCTCTCATAAACACCTGGAAAGTATCCTTATTTCCACCCTTGTTAGGATGAAGCTTTAGGGCACCCTTAAGATAAATCTTTCGAAGTTCCTTAAGTGTAGTAGCATTATTGATACTAACAATCATTTTCCTAGTCGTATTGTTAAGTCCATTTAGATTTTCCTTGTTAGACACTGCGACTAAATTACGACCATTTATTCTGTTAGTGATATCCTTCTTCAACATTTCATCGACGATGTTATCCGCGACAGTATTTACAAGTCGTTCATTCTTCACATCTTTGTTAATCTCTGTAAGAATCTTATTGGCCACATAATTAACGTCACGGTTCACATTGTTCGTACCAGTTCCAGCATTAGCGCGGTTCACATTGTTCGTACCAGTTCCAGCATTAGCGCGGTTCACATTGTTCGTACCAGTTCCAGCATTAGCGCGGTTCACATTGTTCGTACCAGTTCCAGCATTAGCGCGGTTCACATTGTTCGTACCAGTTCCAGCATTAGCGCGGTTCACGTTGTTCGTACCAGTTCCAGCATTAGCGCGGTTCGCGTTGTTCGTACCAGTTCCAGCATTAGCGCGGTTCGCGTTGTTCGTACCAGTTCCAGTGTTCGCCTGGTTTTTGTTACCATCATTCTTCTTGCATCGACCCATCATACGGTTAAACATTCCACACTTCTTGGTCCCGTTAGCCGTGGCAGCGACAGCACCGGCAGTGGCACCCGCTGCGGCGCCGGTGGTGGCACCACGCTTAAAAAAGTTGAACATTCCCCTCTTAGGACCCGAGGGTGCGTTCGTACCCTTGGTCAGAAACGACGCATTCTTTTTTACATTGGTACCCTTGGACATAAACGATGCGTTTTTCTTGACACCCCCACTAAACGCGGGTGCATTGGTACCCTTGTTCAGAAACGACGCGTTTTTCTTGACACCCCCACTAAACGCGGGTGTTGGTGCTGACGGACCGGCGTTCTGAGGCTGGCTCAAAAACGCAGGTTTGGACGCAGGTACCCTGTTTGGAAACGACTGTGTGACAGGTTGATTTCCAGAATTTTTGGAAATGAATGACGATTTGAATGACAACTTACTAGGAAACTGAAGTGTATTCTGTCCCTTTCCGGAATTATTCGTCATAGTGAACCCTTTCTTGTTTCCTGAAAGATTCACACGGTTCCCGTTACGGTTTCCGTTTCCAAAGTTGGCGTTCCCGTTACGGTTTCCGTTTCCAAAGTTGGCGTTCCCGTTACGGTTTCCGTTTCCAAAGTTGGCGTTCCCGTTACGGTTTTTGTTCCCACCAAAATTGTTAAAGTTCGAGCTTCGGTTTTCTGTGTTGTTGAACGCAGAATTATTATTGAAATTGCGACGATTGTTGTTCACTGCTGTGTTGTTCACTGCTGTGTTGTTACGCACTGCTGTGTTGTTCACTGCTGTGTTGGAAACGTCTTTCGTGATGAGACGTTTCGACACAATCTTCACGGGTTCACGAATTTTAAGGTACCTGAGACGCTTACCGATCGCATCGGTAAGCTGTTTCTTGGTCATCTGTTCGATCTGAGACGTGAGACCAACTTTACGTGCAATTTTTTTAAGATCTACACGTTTTGTGGCAGAGTCGAAAAGAAGTTCGTACTCTAAATGTTTCAATGGTGACGCGCGGTCGATTAAATATGTTCGATCGGCAGTCATCACGAGTGGCGGAAGAGGGAGCTTCCCACCATGAATGTTGTCATATGCCTCACACATCTGTTTTCTTGTGAGTTTAACATTTTCCCCAGTTTGCATCTTAATGCTTTTTCTGAGATTTTCAATGTCAGCGTCTGGATCACACGCTTCGGCCATTTATATTAAACTAACAAAAAAAGTACTATCGAGTCGAGTATCCGATGTTGTACAATCTAACTTTTTCTTCATAGGTCATGTTAAAATTAAACACGTTTGTATCTCTCACATTTATATCGATAACCTCTACTGGCATATCGTACTGAATCCGGTTTTTGAGAGACGAACGCACGAGTGATTCTACATATTGTTTAGGCGTTTCTATATTTTCCTGATGGATTGTATCCATTTTAATTTTTATACACGTAATCTCATGTGGTTTTTTGTCTAAAAATGGATTGATGGGAAATTGTTCCTGTGTTCCACCGTCGACATACGTTTTTCCATCATACTTTCCACACGCGAAAATGAGAGGTATCGCGATACTCATACACACTGCATCTATCACTTTCATGTCCGGATGTGTATCTCTCGAAAAATATTCAGTTTCATTCGTATTCAGACAGAATGCTGAAATGTAGATTTTCATTTCCAGTTCACTAAACGTCGGGTCACAACCACATATCTCGACGAGTTTTTTACGAATAGGTGTCATCGACACGAACCCGAACTTATTGAAGAATGATCCAAGACGCAGTTTCACGAGGTTTGATATGTTCAAGTCAAGTGAAATGTTCAGAATTTCATCTACAGACATCCCCAACGCTAAGAATAGTGCGATGATAGATCCTGCCGACGAACCCGAAATCTCTCGAACTTCAGCTAATTGGGATTCACGTGCCTTCAGGCTCCCTATGAGTGAATAAATCGCCATGGATGCTGGACCCAACACGAGATACTTCATCTTCTTACTTAGTAGAATTGAGGAAATTGACGACGTAAAAGCGCGAAAATGACCGCGTACACCACCGTGTGGATCATTGCCGACTCGACACTCGTCTGCCCAGACTGAAAGACCCCACCCGAACCGGGAGGAATGGTCAGGAGTAGACCAGGGCTGAGTGCGATAAAGAGCGCCGTCGTGACGATGAGATCCGTCTGCGTGAGAACCAGACCCATCGCCTTCGCGATGACACTGTACGCGAGAAAGAATACGAGTGCGTGGAAAAACACGGACATTTGGTCGGTTTGGCGGTTCATAAACTTTACCTTTGAGCCGTCGGTCGTGAGAACCATACCGGGGCTCAGCGCGAGAAAAAGGGCGGCAGGCACGGCAACTTTTTGGGTCGTGATATCCGGAAGCATTTAGTATACACGCATATAATTTTTAGCGAAATCCATGAAATGGTAAAACGTGACACCACGCAACATCTCTTCATGAAGTCCATTCATGTTAACGATGCGTCTGATATGATTCCATACGTACCGAAGTGTTTCTTCGTGTTCCGAATACACACGCTCCTGATACGGATCATGTTCCAAATAACACAATTCGACAAAATCACAAAATGTACCAGAATGCTGGAGACGTGCATCATCTAGTAGCGTATTCATGGTGTTCCACATGTGTCGCAGTTCATCTGAGTATTCGACTTCCCAGTCTTCGATATTCAGAGGAGTGTGTTCATTATTAAATTCGTCGTCATCGCTCACGTAGGCGTCAAACCCAATGTTCGCTTCGTCGACGTACTGGCTCCAAACCATATTGTATTTCTACTTACTTTCTTTCTCGGGCTTATCTTTTATACCAGTTAGCGAAAGAGAAGTCGACTCTTTCGTTTTAAGTCCATCCTTAATAGCATTAAGAGCACCCTCTACCTTCGCCTCATCCCCACTGAAAAATGTCATAAGACCCTCTTTGATGGCATCCTTGTTCATACCAGCCTTCCTGACAGATTTACGAATACTAATCTTACCCTTCCTGAGGTTAATTGTGTCGATACCCTGATCCATCATGTGCTTCTTTACACTCTCCTTCAGACGCTTCTCCTCCTGGTTAAGGACCTTGATATCAGATTTAGCTTCAGAAAGTTGTTTGGTGAGTTCGACGAGCTTGGAAACACTTTCACTGAGTTCATTCGTTACGGAAGTCATTATTTACTACTACGAGTGTCTAATCTTTAAGCGCACAAACCACGTTGCATGGTATCGGGGGCGATAGTGGAATTGTTCCACACGAAAGGCTCCTTGGGGTTAGGAGGATCCTTGCGAATCTGCTGGTTCGCGTTGCGGAGGGCACCACCGATGGTCTCGGGGTAACCGATCTGGGCACGAGGTTCGAGGAAGTTCTGACCCTTGAGCACGTCCTCTGGAGCAAACTGACCAAAGTCTTCCTTGGAAGCCACCTCACGAGGGAGGAGGGACGACGCGAGGCCGGTACCCTTGTTCATACCGGCGGAAGCAGTCGCGGGACCGATCGAGGCACCGGAACCGAAGGAGCTGTACTGCTTCTCGGTGATCGAGTAGTTAGAGGACCGGTTCACGACGAACAAGAGATAGATCACAACAGCGATGGCAGCGAACATCAGAATTTGCTGAGTGCGACCCTTCATCATAGTTTATATAATAGTAACAAATTTTTTTATTTAGTGAGAATGTCGATCCGCTCCTTGACCGTCTTCTGAGTTTCCACGGGCTCAGGCTCGGGCTCAGCCTCAGCCTCGGCCTCGGCCTCGGGCTCGGGCTCGGGCTCGGGCTCGTCGACGAAAGCGTATTCCTCTGGGTATACGTCAGTGACTGGTTCATCCTTCACGGGGTCGTCATGTACCCGAACCTGAACGACATTCCAGTGACCACCGAACGCCTTCTTGGCGAACCAGAGGCCGGCGAACTCGACGATGACGTCACACGTCTTTTCAGGCTGGACCACTTCAAAATCGACGGGCTCCTGCTTCATGTTAAATACACGCACAGCTGGTTCAGTGATGACATCAGCAGTCATCTGACCACCGTTGATGACACTGCGATACGCACCGTTGATCACCTTCTCGGAGAGTTGCTTACCGAACCACTCGACACAGTTATCATGCGCGGCAGAAAGGTTCTGGGATTCGATGGCAGTGATCTTCGACATGTTCAGGTCGGAATTGATGTCAAACACCATCTCGCCTGAGACTTCGGAAATCGTGACAGCATTCAACTGAACGAGGCACTTCTGCTTTTCGTCGTTGGAAACCTTCACGAAATAAAGACCATCGTCACCTTTGGATGGGGTGTTATAGAACATTATGCTTACTTTATGTCTCACTTCTTTAAACCAATAAAAGGTATAGCGGCAGCGTCGTTCAGAACCTTTTTTGTTATCCAATTGTCGCGACCAGCTTTATACCCATATAATGTCGCGGCCACGTTGATATTTTTAGGTAACTGTTTCGCCTGAGTAGGTCTTAATGGAAATTCGTTTTTAACGTATGCGTTATTAGTCACATTTTTCCATTTCATATTTTTAAGATTGAAACGTTGGTTCCCGTGTGATTTCTCGAACCCATTCACATTCATCTTATTCGTGACGGGTTTTAGACCGTGCACGATTTGTTTGGACAGACGATCTTTCGAAGGTTCTGTCGTGAATCGCTTGTATTTACGAGGATCTACTCGCTTCGCCTTTTTAATGTTTACATCCCTGTGTTTTTTTACAGGTTTAGGTTTATCAAGACTTAATTTGGAACGAATCTTTTTGAACACTGTGTCCATCGAATCCGAAGCCGTCACTCGTTTATCGAAAAGCTTGCCGAGTCTCACGAGACGAAGACGATCTTTGATTTTCTTCTCCGGCCTGAGTTTCAACTTTTGCATCAGGTAAATGTCTTCAACCAAAAATTCTTTACTCGCGATATAAATCTTTTGGTTATTTGTCATTTTCCCGGAAACTGGATTTCTATACACGATACCTTTCCGTTTCGTATCCGCGACTTCGTAGCCGAACTCGTTGGGGCGCATGAATGGAATGTCTAATATACCACCAAGTGTACTCTCCTGGATACGACCCGTCTCAGGTGAAAAGTAACGTATGTTCAAGTCCAATGCGAACAATTCGACATCGATGAAGATATCACTCTTGGAGGGTTTATCCGTCGAACCACTCTTTTTCTTTTTTATGAGTGTGTATCTCCTGGTGACATACGGCCCACTTTTACTAAATCCAATGCCCAAGAATTTAAAAAGCTTGGTATGTTTGGCTTGGAATGATGCGATTCGATTCTTGATTCGCGTGTTCAGATTCTTCGCATGTTTACCGAGTGCGTCCCAGAGTAGTAGTTTGAGGGCTTGAAGTTTTCCAAAATACTTTGTATCCGTCTTCATGAATGGGACAAACTTCGCGTCGATGTCTGTGGTGACGATACGATCTTTGAAATCTACGTACAAGTTAAACGCTTCACCGCCACTCACGATGAGGTCACCCGACGATTTCAGGGATTGAGTGAGTTCTCCGATCGTATCAAGTATTATATCACGAATGGAATCCGTTACCACGACATAGATCATTTTTTCCAGGGACTTGTCGGAAAATTTGTCATGAAGACGCTGTCTGAATTTTCCGAGATCACGCTGTTCGTTCCTGTCGAAATATTTCTTCAATTTCACATCTTTGAAAAATAAATTTTCATTCATGAATCTGTCGATGGCAACTTTCGAATAACTTTTTTCATCCATTAATATATCGTGATATAATAATATGGTCTGCAACGTGATAGACGAATGCAGGTGCTACGCATACGAAGATGACAAGAAACAATTCTGTGGGGTGCGTCGAGGTCCACACGTTCTTCCATGTCCACCAGATTGTTGTGCTGGTGGGTGTTCGGGTAAAATCCCGTTTCGAATCATCCCACGTCCCAAACCACCCAAGCATGTGACGAGTTTCCGGGACATGGACATGAAAGTCTTACTGTTTTTCACGATCATTTTAGGTTGTATTTTCCTCCTTCTACTCTGACTTAAAGATTACCGAGTTAAGTAAGATATAATGTCTCTCGAAACTATTCAAACCGAAATCGCTGCTCTCCGCTCCGAAGTCAAGTCTCTCGTGAAGCTCGTCCGCAAGGTTAAGAACTTCCAGGAGGATCCCGATGGTGAAAAGGCTAAGAAGCGCGCCGAGAACAACGGCTTCAACCGCAAACAGGAAATCACACCTAAGTTGCGCGAGTTTCTCAGCCTTCCCGAAGGCGAGCTCATCTCCCGCTCCGAGGTCACCAAGTTCGTGAACAAGTACATCATCGACAACGGTCTTAAGCATCCCGAGAACGGTCGCCAGATTGTCCTCGACGATAAGCTTCGTGCCCTTCTCGCGCCTCCCGCGGATGTCGTCGTGACGTACCTTAACCTCCAGAAGTACCTTTCTCCTCACTACGTGAAGAAGGCTTAAAAAAATAAAACACATACATAACAAGATGGTGACGTTTGTCACCAAACCTCAAATAGAACAACTTGTTGGTACAAAGATCAAAAATCTTGATTTGTACCAAAAGGCTTTTACACATAAATCCGCTCTCAAGGAGTATGAACAATTTACAGAGTCGTTTGAAACTCTAGAATTTATTGGTGATTCTGTACTTGGATTTGTCATCACTAAATTCCTATTTGATAAATACGAAAGTCGTCAAGAGGGTTTCCTCACGAAAGCTCGTACAAAACTCGTTCGCGGTGAGACTCTCGCTAAAATCGCGTTAAAGCTGGGTCTCGAGAAGCTCGTCATCATGGATGAAAAGGGGATGCGTAACGGGTGGAATAACAATCCGAAAATTCTGGAAGATGTGTTCGAGGCGCTCATAGGTGCGATCTATATGGATATCGGTCTTTTACATGCGAAAGAGTTTGTGCTCCGGATCTACCAAGATCCTACCATGGTCGATTTGAATCTTATCATGATTGACGATAACTTCAAGGATCATCTCATGCGCTATTGCCAACTTAACAATTTTCAGCTTCCGGAATATCGCGTTTCGGCCCACTACGAAGGCCTGTTTTACATAGACATATACGTGAATGGACAATTCATGAGTCGGGGATCGGCGAAAAGTAAGAAACAAGCCGAACAAAATGCAGCTAAGTCATTCTTCGATCAGCTTAAAAAGTACAATGCACAGTAAACTAACATGCACCCGAATGTAAAGGCTCTCATCGAACGGGAATATGCGGCACAAAAGAGTGAAGCGTGGTTGAAACTCCGCGGAAACCTTCTTACAGCCTCAGACGCAGCTACAGCCATTGGCAAAAATAAGTACGAAACACCTGACGATTTGCTTCGTAAAAAGTGTGGGATTGGGCCACGTTTTATGGGCAATGAGGCCACAAGACACGGTGAGAAGTATGAAGATGAGGCTCGCATTCTCTACGAGGAGAGGTACGGTGAAGTCGTGCATGAACTTGGTCTTGTTCCTCATCCAGAACATAATTGGTTGGGTGGAAGTCCTGATGGTGTCACGGAGTCTGGAAAGCTTGTAGAAATTAAGTGTCCGATGCATCGCAAGATCGAGGCGTGCGTGCCAGAGCATTACATGCCACAATTACAATTATGCATGCAAATCTTAGACCTAGAGGAAGCGGACTTCATTCAGTATAAGCCAGCAGATTTCAATTGGCCGAAACCAGAAGAGTTTGTAGTCGTTAATGTTAAGAGGGACCCCGACTGGTGGAAAACATACCTCCCAGTAATGAGACAGTTCTGGGATAGGGTTCTCTATTACAGAGAGCACTTGGATGAAATTCCGATGCCAAAAGAAAAGGTAAAGAGACCTCGTAAGAAGAAGGATACCGAACCGGTCGTATGTGAAGTTCAGGTACTTCCCGACGAGGATGTATATGTGGAAGATTGAATTCTCTCGATCATAGCAAGCTTGTCCTCTTCTTCATATGAATCACTCTTCGATAAATTGTCCTCAGCTAATAACCACTGAGAGTTCAGATAGTGCCAACAATACTTATTGTCATCTGGTAAATTCCATACAGAACAAGGGATTATTTCATCTATGTGAACCTCATCTTTTTCCGTTTTAGATCTTCCATACCTGTCTTCAAATGTTTTATGGAGATACTTCAACCATTCCTCCGTTGTCATACCCAAATCTTTGAGTGTGTGTAGGGTTTAGGGAATTTGTAGCGTTCCATCTTCTACTTCTCCTTAAAGACGCTATATAACTTTGTGGATTACAAATATTACATAGGCCACGAACTTTATTGTGATCGCATATACTCCCACCTCCACATTCTTTACATCTTGAACGACTTCTATTATGTTTGCATATGTGACCACCCCCACATTTTTTACAAATTGTTCGTGGTTTATCGTGTTCGCATATTTGACTTCCTCTACATATTTTACACTTTGCACGCGCTCTATTGTGTTCACATATCTGACTTCCTCCACACTCTTTACACAGACTACGTCGTCTATTGTGTTCACATATAGTTCCACCTTTACATTCTTTACATTCAGAACGCGCGCGATTATGTTCACATATTCCACCACCTCCACATTCTTTGCATTTAGAACGATCTCTATTATGTTCACATATGTGACCACCTCCACATTCTTTACATAGAGTACGTCGTCTATTGTGTTCACATATTGTACCACCTCCACATTCTTTACATTGAGAGCGAATTCTATTATGTTCGCATATCTGACTTCCTCCACACTCTTTACATCTTAAACGAGTTCTATTATGTTCGCATATAGAGCCACCAACTTTCAATCCCAAATTCAATCCCTCTTCTTTACACTCGGGGTTTGAACATGTATCTGTTCTTTTATCACACAGGCAATACCAATTTTTCCCTTTCTTGTAAAACTTGGGAGGTTCACGGGGTACCTCTTCCATACGTTCCTTAATCTCATCATCTTTAATCTCATATTTCGCGAGTGTTTCGGGCTTTGGTAATTTTCCGGTCTTCTCCATTTGGCGTAAGACTTCTTTGCGCGCACGCGTATACATAAAGTTGGGATCTTTTTTACACTTTTCGTATCTCTCGGAGTATGTTTTACCAGGTGTAGTGTTTAGACACCGCATACCCTTGGATTCTCGTTCGCTCACAAGCCTTTTGTAAAAGTCGTTAATTGGTTGGTTCTCTCGAAGGATGTGCATCACACTCATAGTGGATGTCTCCATGTAGTCATCCCATCCCGCCATGAGGAGATTCTTCACCTCCTTGTACTTCTCAGGCTCTTTATTGATTTTGTAGTCAAGTTTGGACAACCATCTCTCTACCCCGTAACAGGCGTTCCAGTTCTTGTTTAGGGTTACCAGGGTTAGGTAGGGGTTCATATCAGTATACTTGTTATACAGTCTCTCATTTAGTTCATCTTGTGTTATAGACCTGAGAGGACAGTCTTCAATTGTTGTAATTCTACCCACCCAAAAGGATTTCAGGGTTTCATTTTCCAAAATGTAGAAAATGGTTGGACGACCCATCTATCCATACCTGAGAAAATAATTGTCAGTAAATTTTTACTGACTGTCCTGGGATTTTACATTTTCATATTTTTGAAAATCTGTCAACAAGTGGGGGACTACCCCATCTCAACTTTATTTTCATACCGCAAAAACTTTGACTTTAGGATTTAAAGTTTAAAAATTTCAGATCTAAGTT